CGCATCAGTTCCGGCGCGCTGCCGTCAATGGTGAACAGGTCACGCGCCACGCCTACCGCCAGTTCCGGGTAGCCGCTAATACTTCCGGATCGTAATCACGACCATCGCGGGGAGCTGGAATATGGCCCACTGCCTCCGCCACCATCTGCTCAAGCATCGGACGCACATCATCGGGGGTGATACTTTTGCCGTCCGCCGGTACCGGAATATTCGCAACCGCATCATTCACCGCCTGCTGCAGTACATCCGGATCATAATCACGACCATCACGCGGTACCGAAATGGCCCCCACAGCGTCATCCACCATCGCCTGCAGAACCGGACGCACCTCATCCACCGTCACATGCTTCTGTAATACCGCCGACAGGGAAGTCAGTTTCTCTTCAAACGCTTGTGCCTGCGAGGCCATCTTCCCCTCAAATGTGCGCTGTAAATCCGCCAGCACCGTGGAGAATTCTTCACCCAGCGCACGGATAATGGACAGTTCACGCTCTGTCATTTTCGCAGTATCCCCCTGAACATCGCCTTCACCGCATCACGCTCTGTTTCGCTTATGGCCTTATTACCGTCAGATGCGCCCTCCTGGCGTGTGCCTGACGACGTTTTCCCGGAAGACGCGAACGGATCCTCACGGGCATCACGACGGGACAGCGCCTCCAGACTGTAGTTCTGCTGCTGAAGATACAGTGCATCACCGCCGGCAAGGGGCGGCAGGTTCTCACGTTTACGGGCCTCATTGGGCGTGAGAAGCGTATTTTTCACCGATTCACCCAGCGTTTTCATGCGACGTTCGCTGTCCATTCTCAGCAGCGTGGTGACGTCAAACTCCGTGCTCTCGTTTTCCCCTGTTTCCAGCGCCTCATCCAGTAACAGCTCAATGGACTCAATCAGCGTCTGCAGACACTGGGAATAATACTGCTGCTCCAGCGCCTCCACGTTGTCACTGGAAGGCGGCTGGCCAACGCCAATCTTGTAGGCCGGGACACGGAACACCGAACAGACAATTTCAGCCGTCATCTTCAGTTGTTCCACCGTCTGCGCATCCACCGGTGAAAACGTCGTGGGGTTATATTTCGCCCCATTGCTCAGGATCGCCGTTTTCCCCGCATTTTCGCCGGTATACCCGCTGTCCCAGTTGCTCTTCAGTTTTTTCGCATTTTCTTCCGTTATACTGCCGGGGATCTCAATCACCCCGGACGGCCTGCCGCCATTTCTGAAAAAAGACGTTGAATTTGCCTGAATATGATGCCCCTGCGTGGCCGCCAGCCCGGCGGCATACACCGGCGGCAGCCCCACAAGCGGATGAAAAAAACAGTTAAACCGGTCGTGGATCACTTCCCGGGCAGGCACCGTCACCGCCTCCGTGATCCCGCAGTTCCGGTCCGGTGTAATGCGATAGAACACCTCGCCGTCATCCGCCACCAGAGGTTCAACCCGGCTCCAGTCCAGAATACGCAGTTCTTTGATCTGCCCCCGGGAGTTACGGATTTTCAGCACCACCGTATTGCCGTGACGCAGTTTGGCGTTCAGCCACAGTTCAAAAAACTGGATACGATTCTGCTGTGCATTGGGACGACGACAGAGACGGGCAATATCCCCCTGCCGTTTTTCACGGCGGATCCCCTGTGTATCGGTCTGCATCAGGCGCAGTCGCATTTTGGCGATATCCTGGGATATCAGCGAAATGCAAGAAAACACCGCATGAAAGGAGAGGACACTTTCCGGATCGGCTTTCACGCCCTGCTGCCAGGCACCGGCAAAAGGCTCAGCCACCGCCTGAAACAGGCTGGTCCAGCCCACCTCTTTTACATCACGTCCTGATTTCTGGTTTTTTCGGGTTCGCCGCAAAAGGTTCCACATTCGCCATGCTCCGCATCACGTTTCTTTTTCTGACCTGCCGGACGTCGCACTGTGATGTACTCCGCCTTCCCCAGGCGAACCAGCACCTCCGCACACGGCTGTGCCACATCACGGATATCCCCGGCCCGGGCATCATGCGTGCCCTGCAGATATCGGATCTTTGCCATAACCTGTTACGGGAGGCGCACGCCTCCCGTCCTCCTCATCAGACTCAGCCGCCGGACGCACTGCCGTAGTTCACTCCTGTGATCACCGCCACCGCCGCAGTACGGCGACGACGCCAGTTGATCCAGCGCTCCGCACGGATGGCCACGCTGCCTGTCTGGAACATGGAAACCAGCTCCACCGGGGACGGCGTAGTACTGTCGCCGGTCGGTTCAGACTGCATCTCCAGTGACGCTTCACGGGACATATCCACCGCCACACCGCCGTCATCAGCCAGATAAATATCCGGCGCATTCACCAGCACCAGCTGGTCACCCACGTACTGGGAGACAATCACCGGCAGGCCCTGGAAGGTGCCGCCAAGCAGGGTCATGTCCGGGTATTCCTTCTGACCCAGCGCATTTTTACGCATGGACAGCGCCAGGGCATTCGTGCTGGACATCAGCCAGACAGCACCAGTGGGCTGCAGATTTGCCGTCACAAACTGGCCAAACGCGGCCTCGGCATCCGCATCCGGGTTACCGGTTGATGCCGTGCCCTTCACATCATGGGTGATGGACGCCGGGGAGACATCCGCCACCGCCGCTTTTTTCGGGTCCACAAAGTCTGTATCCAGACGCGCCACTACCGCTTCCGCCAGCGCATTACGGACCAGTGCATCAGCAGCCGGACTGGAAAAACGGATCAATTCTTCCGTCAGTACCGCAATGGCCGACACTTTCGCATGACTGAAGGTGATGGATTCAAAATCAAACTTCGTCAGGGGTTTTGCCTTACCCTCACCCACCCAGCCGGCAGCACCGCCGGACACCTGGGCGTGCACACGGATATTGAACGGCACCTGACGAAGTGCAGGGATCCCGCCCTGACCAAATCGCCCGATAATGGTCTGCGGACGCAGGTAATCAATAAAGTCCTGTGCGTATTCCTGATATTCAGACAGGCTGCCTGCCCACTGCGGATCCGTGGTGGTCCCCGCGCCCACTGCCGATTTCAGGACATGATGCAGACGACTGTCATCCGGATACTGACGACGGGCCACTTCCAGGGCTTCAGATCGGACGCCTTTAGCCGCAGCCAGCGATTTGGCAAAGCGGGCGAAGCCAATCCCCTTCTCCAGTTTCTGCTCCACACGGATCACCGGCGCTGAAGCCACCGCGGCCACATTCCCGTTACCGGCCTGTTTCACCGGCTGCGCCGTGGCGGCCTTACCGGCTTCCAGTTCACGCAGGCGCTTCAGGTGCGCATCCACCTGACGGATTTCCGCTGCGGTGTTGTCGTAATGCTCTTCCTCCTCCACATCCAGCGTGCGCCCTTCCTCTGCGGCTTTGGTCATGACCTCCTCAAGGGAGGCTGCCAGCGCTGCACGCTTGTTTTCAAAACTTTTAATCTGTTCGCCAATATTCATTATGGTCTTTTCCTTATGAAAAACGGTTGTTGACTGTGCCGCAGCGCCGGCAGAAGATGCGATTTTCACCACCGGTTTCCGGTTGCCGGACGCGGCAGAAAACGGGCGGTCGAAAGATTTAATGGTCCGGATGGTGCATTCCGCATTCGCGGGCACGGTGACGGCAGACACCTCCATCAGTTCCCAGCGCAGAAAATGCAGTCCGCCTCCGTCCAGAAAGGTGTATTCATGGGGACGGAAGCCCACGGACAGCCCCCTGACCAGCCCGGTCTTAATGGCCGCCCAGACCTCATCCAGCCGGGCTGCCATCTGGGAGGGCATCCCCGGCTCCGGCTTCACCAGCATTGCCGTGATTTCCAGCCCTTCCCTGACCCGACGCACCGTACACTGGCCTACAGGGCGGGAATGGTCATGCTGCCAGAGAAACGGGATCGTACTGCCAAACTCCGCCCCCTCCGGCTCCAGGATGTCACCATCCCGATCCGGAGAAGGCGTTGACGCAATCCCGGTGATCACCCGTTCATCCTCACTGAAGGATTTCACCGTCAGCAGGGAACAGGCCCGTTTAAGAGTCACATCAGCCTCCTGAAAATAAAAAAACCGCCGCAGCGGTTCATGATGGTTACAGGGTGAGCAGGGTTATATGAAAAAAACCTCATACGCTTTCTTTTTCGGTTCCGGATTCAGGGACATCAGGGACACCGCATTGAAGAGCGCCATCAGCGGGTCAATTTTTCCCCGTCCGCTGGCCTGTTTGGTGATAAGAATGGCGTTACCTTTAGGCTCCACCCGGGCATTGCCAACGCACCAGGCCATCAGTGGCTGACCACCATGCACCAGCACTCCCTCAGCCAGTTTGCGCTCGGTGGTTTTGATGGCCCCGCCCAGCTTCCAGCCCTGGCTTATCCCCACCACACTCTCATCGGGGATCCCGGCTTCCGCCAGTGAATCCAGAATCTGCCCCACACCTGACGGGTCAATACCGATATGATCCAGTAACTCAGCCTCATGAATACGACGCACATACTCCGCCACTTCCGCCGTGTCATCCCCGACCCGACGGACAATCGTCATGTCTCCACAGGCCACAAAATCCTGAAACCGGGATGCCTCACTCTTCCGTCTGACCACCGCGGTTTCATGCACCCAGGCATGGCCCCAGCCCAGCCATTCGCGGGTTTCCCTGTCACGGCCAGTCACGTACATTCCCAGCAGATCATCCAGGCCCCCGCCGTCAATCCCCACCGTCACCACATCAGCGCGCTGCAGGATATCGTCCAGGCTGACGCGCCTGCCCTGCTGCTCCCAGAAATCCGCGCCCGCCCAGCGGTCAGAACGCAGGGCAAGACCGATTTCCACATTGGCGTGTTTTGACATGAAGCCACGAAATGCTTCCTCACCAGCCTCCCGGGCTTTACGGTACTCCCGGTACAGAAAAGCCTCATCCACCGAATAACCGAGATTCGGATTGACCATGGCGAGGTTTTCCATCAGCAGGTGAGCCCCGCTTTCCACCATTTCAGGAGGGTGTTCAAATATCACCGGCAGAAAGTGCGGATCATGAATTTTGCCGTCGCGCACATCCCGGGCGTACTGCAGTTTCTGTCTGAACACCCCGGCGGGCGGTTCATTCGACTGGGTGGTCGTATACACCACAAACCCTTCCGGGCGGGAGGCAAGGCCGCCTATGGCTTCACGTAACATGTCCTCCGCCTTGCACTGCTTGCCAAACAGCCACAACTCATCAATCAGCGTACCCACGGACTTGATACCAGACACCGTATTCGGATCGGCTGCCACCACCTTCAGGGTGGTGTCTGTCACCCTGTGGGTGATGGTCCGGATATGGGTCTGTACCTGGCAGAGGTCATCCAGATCATCGTCACGTCGTACCATATCCCGGGCAGGGTTGAAGGCGTTGGCCGCCACCTCCACAGTCGGGGCCAGAATCGTGTAACCCGCCGCCTGCCGCCAGTTCAGTAACAGCGCCGTCATCATGATCCCCGCGGCCAGCGTGGACTTCGAGTTTTTCTTGGGGATAAGGATAAAAACTTCCTTGATATGGCGTACACCGGTCTGCGCATCGTAGGAGCCAAACAGGGCCGCCACCAGGTCAAACACCCACGGTGCACAGGACTCCCCGAACGTCGGGCTACCAGGTGCATCCACAATCCGCAGTTGTTTAAAAATCGCCAGGGCATGTGCGGCCTCGTCCGGATAAATCGGATCCGGAATAATCGACAGCCCCTTTTTCAGGCGCTCTGCCCAGTCCGGGCAGGCTGTGCTCCATACAGGTATCATCCGCTTTCCTCATTATCGTTATTCACCACCAGTCGGGGTGGCGGTGGCACCGCAAAACGGTTAGCCGCTTTTTTCGCGGCATCACCTTTTGCCGATTTTTTCCCGGTATCCCCTTTTTTATGGTGCGTGAACTGCGCCAGACGCCAGGCCGCATCCAGTGCCAGTTTCGGATCAATGCAGAGGTTTTCCACCAGGATCCGCCCCATGGCTTTCACCGGATCGGGAAGACCATCCTCCATATATTCAATACCAGGAGACATCACCGCGGACGGTGGCATCTCCGGATTGTTTTCGTCCGGCTGTGGTATTGCAGCCGCCTCACGGCGACGGGGTTTATCCTCCTGCTCTGATTTTTTCTGCCGGTAAACAGGAACCTCATCCACCTCCACCGTCTCGCATTGTTTACGGGCTATAAACGCAAGCACCTCCGGATCTTTTGCCAGCTGCGAGCCTTTAACCCTGGCGGTCTTCGCCGAATAACCAGCGGCAATGGCTGACGCTGTTTTGTTTTTCCCGGACATGAGCGCCAGCGCAAATTTTCGTTTTTGCGTTGTCAGCACAGCCTCCTCCCGGGTCCAGAACGCACTCAGCCGGGTATGGTTCAGCCCATTTTTCCCGGCGTCTCATGCCGCAAATGTTAACTGCTGCCTGGTTAACATTTGCTGAAAAAGCCAGTTAACATTTTTTCCGCACAACAAACTGAATAATAAAGATAAAAACCGCAAAAATGCCCGGGCAGCCAGTTAACATGTTAACTGCCCTGAAACGGGAATTTTTTCTCTGCGTGAGAGGGGGCGCGGTGTCCGGAGCGATCGTTTTTTACGCCGGATGATACCCCCCCGCTCGGGTTACAGTCCGATGATGTCGTCCGCTCTGCCACTACCTCCGGACACCTCCGGCAGCGTCGGGTCCGGCATACCACCCGCCGCTTCACGAGCAGACTTTTGTCGATGGCATTCGGTACAGAGCGTCCAGAGATTCGTCTCCTCATTACCACCACCGAACTGAAGTGCAATGCGGTGATCGAGTTCACTGTCACAGAGGTCAACCACACGACCACAGAGACAGCACTGCCCGGCATCCCTGAGCCAGATATGACGCTTGAGGGAAACACGTGCACTGCCACTGACACGACGCTGTTCACCCTTCAGAATATTCACCCGTCGGGTATTCAGTGTTTTGATTCTGCTCTGGAGTGTACGAAGCTCAGCCATGTAAAATCCCCGTCATATGGCAATCAGTAAAGGAAATAAATATGTCATCGAAAAACCGGACCCGCAGAACCACAACCCGCAATATCCGTTTCCCCAATCACATGATTGAACAGATCAATATCGCCCTTGAACATAAAGGTTCCGGTAACTTTTCAGCGTGGGTTATTGAAGCCTGCAGGAGAAGGCTGGCAACAGATGCAACGCATCTGCGTCCGGCCAGCATGACAAATAACGAGAAATGAACGTTCGGTTACAGGAGCAGGCACCCACTGTCCTCCAACAATATTTCATCTTCATACCCGGCGGAACAAGACTTACCCAGCCGGAATGTACAGAATAACAACAGAGTGATAATTAATTTCTGATGAAATAATCAGGGTGCAGAAGGACTAAAGATAAACGTTTTCTTCACGCCTTTACGCGGCCTATCCTTCTCAAATCGCCATTTTGCCATCGCCTTTACAACCTGCTCATCAAACAGATGGTGCGGCTCTGAACGGATAAACTCAATTCGGGTGACAGTACCATCAGCACCAATATCAAACTTCACATCAACCCGTCCCTTTATATAATTTGCCGCTGCATAGGCCGGATATTGTGGTAATGCCTTAACCAACTGTCGGGGCATATCTGTTTTATGTTGCGTACAGCCCATAACCAGAGAAGACAACAAAATAATTAACGGAAGATTTCTTTTCATTTTCATTCCCGGCACAGATAAGAATAAGTCTTATTCTAACAATGCCACCCTGTCGGTCATCAATCCTCTGCTTGATGGCAACGACAATTATCCGACTTAAATCACAAATCAGACACATAACAGGGCTTGCGAGGTAACACATCGTCCGGCTTCTTCCACCATCGCACCGGACAGGCGACTATGAGGGGCAACGCCGCGCTCCGTTAACGCGGTAAACCCCGGTGTGTATCGTTTTTGATTATCCCCGCACACTCGCGAAGAGGAGTCTCCCGGTCGGGCTGCGGTCTCTGTTAATGCGGGAATACAGCGACGATACGGCGCATCAGCAAAACTTAGTTCAGGCACTGAGTGCGGATATAGTCCTGTGCCCCTTCCAGCTGCTTCTGCATTGTCATCAACCGTTCTCTGAGGATGAAATAATCCCGTTCAGCGGTGTCTGCCAGTCGGGGGCCGGTTGCATTATCCACGCCGGAGGTGCCGGTGGCTTCACGCACGGTACCGGAGCAGGTGGCGTTGATCCGCAGGCGCTTACGACCAGCGGCAACATCAGCACGCAGAGTTTCATTTTCAGCTCTCGCATCGGCTAATTCCCTCGAGTATTTTGCATCGAGCGCAGCAACATCGCGCTGGCGCACCTGCATATCAGTAATGGTTGCGTTTGCCAGCTCCAGCTCTCTGGCTTTTTTATCGCGCTGCGCTTTGTAGGTGATGACGTTATCGCGGTAATGATTCAGCCCCAGACTAAGCGCACCACAGACCACCAGCAGAATAACGGTAAACGCGGAAAGCATTCGGTTTATGCTCACCCCACCAGCCCTGCCGAAGTCAACGCCATCCAGGTTATGGAAAGAAAAAGAACAACCAGCATTAGTGAAAATGAAATACCGACGATTACACAAAGGCCCTTCGCCAGCATTATGAGTTTGTCTGACATCTTTACCCCTTAATAGCAGTAATTAACCGGGCAACCACCCATAAAAACGGAATCAGCCAGACCAGCAAAAATTTCCAGTCCGTTTTTATCATCTTCATGCTGCGGTAGCTCTCCATGCAGCAAGCAGACCAGCAATCCACTGAACACCTTTTGGGGTGAATTTAACCTGCGTAAAAGCATGACCATTGCCCGCCTCGCCCGTTTTCACGCTAAACCGCCCCGCATCCAGGTGATGCGAGTAAGGCGTCATTTTTCCAGCGAGGCGATACATTATTCCGTTCTCCAACAAAAACAGCCGGAAATCGGTTTCTTTGATACCGAGTAACTTAGCAACTTCCCGGAATCCCATCAGACCAGATGCTTCAACATAGTTATCAACAAATTCAGCCTTCGGCGCTGCTATTGCCAGTTGATTTTCCAGCACTGCTTTCTGTTCAGCCAGTTTTGCCGCAAATCGCAACGCCTCAGGTAAAGTCCGGGGGATCTGAATACCATGCATCGCTTTGAGTCTTGCCAGCACAGAACGACGAACGGCCTTTGACTCCCTCATGCCAACGAGCATCATCTGGTCAAAATCCAGATCATAGTATGCCGTTCTTGTTTGGTTATTGTTTAACCGGAATTTTTTTCCGGTTNCATAAAGCTGTTTTTCCAGAGTATGCAATGGGTTTAACGACACCATCGGCTCCTGGAAAATCATGGCAATCTTATTACCTCGTACGCCACGCAATGTTTGCTCGCTGGCATGAAGCAGCGATTCGCCATGAAAACGAANATNCNNTTATTTGGTAAGCCGGAAATTGATGGCAGCCGTCGTCTGGGGGTAGCGCTGGCGACCGCTGAGAGTGTTGATGAGGCCATTGAACGTGCGAAGCTCGCCGCCGGACAGGTGAAAGTACAAGGTTAAACCCGGCAAAAAACGCGACAAAAATGCCCGATTAACAATCGGGCATTTTGATTCTTACAGCTTCGCGCCTTCTACAGCTTCGCGCGCCAGCTTAGTAATACGGTCGTAATCGCCCGCTTCCAGCGCATCTGCCGGAACCAGCCAGGAACCACCGATGCACAGTACGCTTTTCAGCGCCAGGTAATCACGGTAGTTAGCCGGGGAAATACCACCCGTCGGGCAGAAACGAACCTGGGAGAACGGACCTGCAATCGCCTGCAGGGCTTTCACGCCGCCGTTAGCTTCAGCCGGGAAGAATTTAAACTCTTTCAGGCCGTAGTCCATACCCAGCATCAATTCAGACACCGTGCTGATGCCCGGAATCAGAGGAATAGTGCCTTCGGTCGCCGCTTTCAGCAGTGGCTCGGTCAGACCCGGGCTAATGGCGAACTGCGCACCCGCTTCGGTCACTTCCGCCAGTTGCTGCGGATTCAGCACCGTACCGGCACCAACAATCGCTTCCGGCACTTCTTTGGCGATAGCACGGATAGCGTCAACGGCACACTCGGTACGCAGGGTCACTTCCAGAACGCGCACCCCACCAGCAACCAACGCTTTTGCCATTGGCACCGCGTGTTCCAGTTTTTTTACCACGATAACCGGTACAACCGGGCCGGTGGTCAGGATTGATTCTGCACTTGTTTTCCAGTTTTTCATCAGAGTTTTTCTCTCGCCTGATTACAAATTTTGTCGTCTTAAAAAGTGATACAGGTTGCGCCCTGTTCGGCACCGGACAGTTTTTCGCGCAAGGCACTGAATAACTCACGTCCTGTTCCCACGCGTGACGCGCTCAGGTCAGGGATGTGCGGTTCACGAGCGGCCAGTTCCGCTTCGTCTACCAACAGCGTCAGTTCGCCTGTCTGTCCATTCACACGAATGATGTCCCCATCGCGTACTTTCGCCAGCAGCCCGCCATCGTAGGCTTCTGGTGTTACATGGATAGCTGACGGTACTTTACCTGATGCCCCGGAGAGGCGTCCATCGGTAACTAACGCAATTTTGAAACACCGGTCCAATAATACACCAAGTGGCGGCATGAGTTTATGTAATTCTGGCATTCCGTTCGCTTTTGGTCCCTGATGACGGACAACAACGACACAATCACGGTCCAGCATCCCCGCTTCAAAAGCAGGCATAACATCATGCTGGCTTTCAAAAACGACAGCAGGCGCCTCAATAATCTGATTTTCTAACGGCACGGCAGAGGTTTTCATAACAGCACGCCCCAGATTGCCGCTTAAAACTTTTGTCCCGCCATGATGCGAAAACGGCTGTTCGAAAGAGGCAATCACATTGCTATCAAGCGATTTTTCTGCGCCTTCGCGCCAGTCCAGTTTGCCATTATTCAGCCACGGTTCGAGGGTGTAACGCGAGAGACCAAAGCCCGCAACCGTGTTGACATCTTCATGCAACAGACCCGCCTTAAGCAGTTCACGCACCAGCACCGGCACACCACCCGCAGCCTGGAAGTGGTTTATATCGGCTGGACCGTTTGGATACAGACGCGCCATCAGCGGAACGACATCAGAAAGATCGGAGAAATCATCCCAGTTAATCTGGATACCCGCAGCACGCGCCATCGCCACCAGATGCATCGTGTGGTTAGTGGAACCACCTGTTGCCAGCAGCGCAACAATACCGTTCACCACCACTTTCTCATCGATCATCTTACCGATTGGCATCCATTCGTTGCCATTACCGGTCATACGCGTTACCTGGCGCGCGGCGGCGGCAGTTAATGCATCACGCAATGGAGAGTCAGGATGAACAAATGAAGAGCCAGGCAACTGCATCCCCATAAATTCAACCACCATTTGGTTGGTATTGGCGGTGCCGTAGAAAGTACAGGTTCCCGGAGCATGGTAAGAGCGATAGCCATCGCCTTTTCGATTCTGCAGTTACGCAGGCATTTATTTATCGATTTAGTTGGCGGCGCGTTGCTGGCGTCGGGTTGCGGTTGGATAGCTGCGCGGCTGGATATGCGCAATAAGCAGGAAAGGAAAACGAATCATGAGTGATTTATTAATTCCCATCATCCTGATGGTGTTATTTGTGTTAGCCGAAGCAGGCGTGTTGCAATTTACCGGACGGCAAAAAATTGACTGGCTGGACGTTATTTTTAATATCAACTCGGGACAGATGATGCTGTGGTTATTTCGTTGCCTGGAAGTGCTCTGTTATAGCCTGGTGATTAATCATTTCAGCTTTGGGATTTTTGATCATGCTCCGGTGATTTTGTTGTGGCTATTTACTCTGCTGGCGTGGGATTTCGGCTTTTACTGGCTGCATCGCTGGCATCACGAAATGCGCCCGCTGTGGGCGGTACATGTGGTGCATCATCAGGGGGAACATTATAACCTGTCATTAGGCGTGCGTAATTCGTGGTACTCCTCGCTAACCTCAATCCCGTTTTTTATGCTGCTGGCGGTGCTTGGTGTGCCGTTGCAGGTTTTTTTGACGGTTTCTATTATTCACTACAGTTGGCAATTTTTTAATCATAACGCGCTAACGCCGAAACTGGGCTGGCTGGAGAAAGTGCTGATCACGCCTTCGCATCATCGGATTCATCACCTGAATGAAAAGCAATACGCAGACACTAATTACGGCGGTACCTTTTTGTGGTGGGATAAACTTTTCGGATCGTTTAGCACTGGACCGGATTATGCCAGTGTTGCTTTCGGTGTGAAGAATAGTCATTTGTCATGTAATCCGATGCGCGAAAGCAATTTGCCCTTTTTACGCTTAATCGGCTTACGCTCTTTTGGTCAGGTTATTGAACGCCAATATCAGAGTTCACCGTGGGCCGTTGGAGGCGGGGTGATTCTGCTGTTTATGCTAGTAATTGGGTATATTCAGCAATATGGCTACGCTATTGAATTTATAACCAGGGAACAGGTCGTATTATTTTTGTTGCTGGTGGCGGGGTCGGTGGCATTGGGCGGCATCAGTGATGGGCAGCGTTGGGGGATGATTCTTTGGGTATCTGTGACGTTGTCACTACTTTATTTTGTTCTTTATATGTGCTCATGGAGCACTTTACTCTGGAAGGGCGTCGCGGGCGTTTTGCTGGTGCATTGCGTGTTATTTGTGGCTGGTATAGGCCGTAAGCCGCTAAGGAAACGCTATGAACCTGTTTAATCCCGACAGGTTAATCATTTTTCCTGCCGATGATCCGCAGCTGGTGAAACAGCTGCAAAACGATACGAGAGTTTATCTGGCGAAATCAGGCGATCATCGGTATGCCGACGGCTGGGCATTCACCAAAATGGCGGTGCTGGTTATTGCTTGTTTCTCCTGTTACTTACTGGCGTTGTCTCAGCATCAGTGGGGACTGTATTTATTGTGGTATCTGGCGATGATGTTTTGCGCTATGTTGCTGGCAGTAAATGTTGTACACGACGCTTCGCACGATGCGTTTCTGCGCGGTAAAAAGGCCAATGTCTGGCTTAACCGATTGGTTGCGTTCCCGATAGGGCTTGATCCTGACTGCTGGCGGGTGCGCCATGTTCGCTTTCATCACGGCTTTACTAATATTGAATTTTACGATCCTGACACCGCAGAAAATGGCATTCTTCGCCAGACTCCGTGGCAACGGTGGCGACCGTTTATGCGTCAGCAACATCGCTACTGGCCGCTGGTCGCGGCGCTCACCTTTCCCTGGTATATATGGGTGGTGGACTGGTTCGATCGCGCAGGCGTTACGCCGGTAACGCGTCATCTGTCTCTGCGTGGTTTTGCTGGCTGGTGGTATTTTTTAGCCGGTAAGCTGGCGCACGGAGCGATGTGTTTGATACTACCTTTTTGGCTGCTGTCTGGTGTATTCAACTTTATGACCATTTTGCTGACGTATCTGCTAAGTCAAATGCTCTCTTCATTGGTCTTCGTCATGTTGATTATTGGTACGCACTGGGCGAAGGGATACACGCAATTACCGCCAGATACAGGCAAAGTGGCGAAAGGGCGGCTGGCGCATACTTTCTCCACGACCTTTGACTGGACGCCACATCCAGCATGGCTTGGCTACTGGCTGGGCGGGATTAATTTGCATCTTACTCATCATCTTTTCCCTCACTGGCATCATCGCCATTACCCTGCGTTAAGTCGCATTATTGCAGGTATCGCCTGGCAACAAGGGCTGGATTATCGGTTGTTAACGTTAGCGGATTTGTTGAGGCTACAGCAGCAGTTTTTAAGGCGAATGGGGGAAAAGCCGAAGGAGTGAGAATGGAATCAAGTAATGGTGGTGGGGGAAGGATGACTCAGCGCTGCGCGCTTCGCCCTGCGGGTCGTTGCCTGCGGCAACGCTCTCTCGCTGGCGCTCGAGTCGAACCTTAGTCGAAGCTTCTCGTCCTTCCCCGCATAGGCAGAATATTCAATTACGGATTTGTTTGAGAGTTCAGGGATTTTTGAAAGTAATGGTGGTGGGGGAAGGATTCGAACCTTCGAAGTCGATGACGGCAGATTTACAGTCTGCTCCCTTTGGCCGCTCGGGAACCCCACCAGGGGTAATTCAAATTTTGAGATAATGCTTGAGATGGTGGTGGGGGAAGGATTCGAACCTTCGAAGTCTGTGACGGCAGATTTACAGTCTGCTCCCTTTGGCCGCTCGGGAACCCCACCACGGGGTAATGCTTTTATTGGCCTGCTCCCTTAGCGGGAAGCGGGGCGCATCATATCAAATGACACGCCCCTGTAAAGTGTTACGTTGAGAAAAATGAACTGGTTGCGTAATTTTCATCCGTAACGGATTAAAGGCAACCAGTTCTTTTTGCTGGTGATTAAAGAATAATCGTCCGGTTGCCGTAAACAAAGACCCGCTGTGCCAGTACCTGGTAAAGCGCGCGGCTTAATACGTTTTTCTCGACGTCACGACCTGCGCGCATCATGTCTTCAGCGGTGTAGGTGTGATCAACGTGAATAACGTCCTGCATAATGATTGGGCCTTCATCCAGATTATCATTCACATAGTGAGCTGTGGCGCCAATGATCTTAACGCCGCGCTCATACGCCTGGTGATACGGACGTGCGCCGATAAATGCTGGCAGGAATGAATGGTGAATATTGATAATTTTATTCGGGAAGCGTGCCACGAACTCCGGCGTTAATACACGCATATACTTCGCCAGCACCACGTAGTCAGGTTGATAAGCGTCGATAGCATCCGCCATCTTCTGATCGTGTTCGTTGCGGCTTAATCCTTCATGACTCACCAGTTCAAATGGAATATCAAAACGTTCCACCAAAGAGCGTAAAGTATCGTGGTTACCAATAACTGCCGCGATTTCCACATCCAGTCCGCCATAATTGGCTTTCATCAGCAAATCACCAAGGCAATGCGCTTCTTTCGTGACCAGGATAACAATTCGACGACGGCCGGCGGGAGTCAGCTCCCGAACGGAACCTTCCGGCAGTGCGCTATCGAGATCCGCTAACAACGTGGTGTCATTAAAAATACCTTCCAGTTCCGTACGCATAAAAAAGCGCCCGGTACGATGATCAACAAATTCATTGTTCTGCACGATATTTAACTCATGCTTGTAGCAAATATTGGTAATACGCGCGATCAGACCTTTTTGATCCGGGCAAATAGTACGTAAAACTTTTCGTTGGAGTGAATGCATTGCTGGAAAAACCTTGTTGAGAGTGTTTGCTTAACCGTACTGTCAACCATTATTGGCCGCAGCACTTTTTAAATTTTTTACCTGAACCACAAGGGCAGGGATCGTTGCGGCCAAATTGCGGACGTGTACCGTCAATATAGTACCATTGACCGTTTTCTTTCAAAAATCGCGAGCGCTCAATGATTGCGCCGTTTTTACCCCGCTCGGCAAAACGTGCGACAAAACTGACATATCCCACGTTATCGCCTTCGTGGTATGAATGCTCAAATACGGCTAACCCCAGCCATTCGGTATGCGCAAATCCAGCCATTAATTCGGCACGTAACGCTGCCGCACCACAGGATGGATGCCAGGTTTTAATTAAATAATCTGCGTCCTGCATCACAAAAGCGCAGTAACGCGAACGCATGAGATGTTCTGGATCAGGTGCGACCTTTTCACCAGACACATAAGGGTGGCAACATAGGCTATACTCGACAGCACTACCACAGGGACAAAGCTGAGACACAAATAATCTCCCTGGAAACAATAACGGCGCATTAACGGCCTGAGTTGCATTATGTTAACCGAGCAGTAGCGATGTGGCTACGGCTGCATTCCAGGGGAAGCCTTCAGGAACAATGAGAAAGATAAAAATAGGGCTGGCGCTAGGATCTGGCGCCGCGCGAGGATGGTCGCATATTGGCGTCATTAACGCGCTAAAAAAAATGGGCATTGAAATTGATATCGTCGCAGGATGTTCAATCGGTTCACTCGTGGGTGCAGCCTATGCATGTGATCGCTTATCCGCGCTGGAAGAGTGGGTAACCTCTTTTAGCTATTGGGANGGTACTTTTCAGGGCGCTGGCCTGCGCTTCGTTTCTGGCGTTCTCCCGGCCCAGCGACCACGACAGACGCATGGATGTTCCCCATGCGGCAATCAGAAGGAAAGCGACACCCAGCGTGGGCCAGAGCTTCATGCCGGATAGGCTCCGTGTGGTAACTGAAAATGCGGTCCGTCTTTCAGGGTCTTCCAATCTGGAGAAACGTATCAACAGGCATGCACCACTGTTTGCGGATGAACTGATAGCCCGTGAACTGGCTGAACGACCGGATTATTTTCAGGGAAAGTGAGTGTGGTCAGCGTGCAGGGATATGAGCTATGATGTGCCCGGCGCTTGAGGCTTTCTGCCTCATGACGTGAAGGTGGTTTGTTACCGTGTTGTGTGGCAGAAGGCAGAAAGCCCCGTAGTTAATTTTTCATTAACCCACG